CATTTGAGGACAATCCAATCACGGTCCCCGACTTTGGCCTCAATGATGCCGCTTCTGAGGCCCTGGCCACCGCGAATACCTACCGTCAGATCGCCACTGATCTTGCCAATGGCGCAATGTCCCCACTTACATCTTGGAACGCACTTCGGGATGCGGTGGCGGGGACCGGTGAAGACGGTGCGGCAGCTCTGGATGAGGCCACGGCCTCTGCAGATCGTCTGTCGGATGCCATGGGGCGTGCCGGTGGCGCGGCCGGAAGTGCCGGAGAACGGATCGCCACCGGGTGGCGTGCAGTGTCCGAATCCCTTCAGGCCTATGCCACAGAGGCCTTGAACTGGGGCAAAGGGCTTGGCGAAACCTTGACCGGCGCCTTCAGGGGTGCGGAAAGCGCGTTTCGGAGTTTTGTCGAAACTGGCAAATTCGACTTCAAAAGCCTCGTGCGCTCGATCCTGGCGGACCTTGCAGTTCTGTCCTTCAAGCGCGCGGTGCTGGGGCCGCTGGCCAATGCGCTCTCTGGCATCTTCGGCGGCGGGTCGCTCGCAGCGTCTGTCTCGCATGCCGGCGGCATCGTGGGGCTCTCAGGTCATATTCGGCAGGTGCCAGCCATGGCCTTCGCTGGCGCGCCTCGGATGCATTCCGGTGGGACCGTGGGGCCGGTTGGCTCCTGGGCGGGCCTTCGACCAGACGAAGTTCCGACGATCCTGCAACGTGGAGAACGGGTGCTCAACCGGCGCGAGGCAGCTGACTATGGCCGAGGCGGCAGCATTGGCGCGGGCGTCACCGTCAATATCGACGCGCGCGGGGCGCAGATGGGTGTGGCCGAGCAGATTGATGCGCGGCTTTGGGCTGCCATCCCGGAAATCGCCCGCATCGCCAAGGAAAGCGTAGCCGATGGCCGGCGCCGGGGTCAGGTGATCTGAGATGGCCATTCCTGTCTTGCCGCTGACGCTCGTGTCCTCGCTCGAGCGGAGGCTAGTTACGTCTGTGGCCGAGGCGCGCTCGCCGTTCACCGGCACGTCCCAGATCCAGGACTGGGGTGCGTCGTGGTGGGAATACCAGATCGAGATGGCGGTGACCCAAGGGGCCAAGGCCCGGAGGCTTTCCGCCTTCTTCACCGCCCTTGGTGGATTGCGGGGTCGGTTCCTCTTGCCTGATCCCTCAATCGAGGTGCCGGTGGCGGCGGGCAATCCTTGCGTGACCGAGGCGCAGGTTGCGGGAGCCTCCACCTTGCGCACGGCTGGATGGGGACTTGGTCTGCGCGCGGGGGATTTCTTCCAGCTGGGTTCGGATGCCACCACGCGGCTTTATCAGTTGACGGCGGATGTAACGCCTTTGGGCAGCGAGGCCACGCTTGCCTTCGTGCCGCCGCTTCGGGCTTCCGTGCCGGTCGGCACGCTGCTCGGCCTCAATGCCCCGTCGGTCCTGTTGCGGCTCACGGCTCCAGTGCCCTCGGTCATCGGTCGGGCGGATCAGCACCGTTTCACGATCTCAGCGCGGGAGGCGCTCTGATGAGCCGCGATCTTACCGTCGCTTTTGCCACTGCGCTGGCTGATCAAAGCCTCCGGCCCGTCATTTTCTTTGAGGGCGAGTTTGCGACTGGCTGGGTGCGTATCTGGTCAGGGCTGGGAGAAGTGAGTTGGAACGGCCAAAGCTGGGCTGGGGCTGGGTCGCTCTTGGGCCTTGGCTCCCTAGACGAAACCGGAGAGGTCGTGGCCGGCGGCACGGCCGTCTCGCTTTCCGGCGTGCCGTTTGATCTCGTGCAAATGGCCATTGATGAGGCGCGTCAGGGCTTGCCGGGGCGCATTTGGCTGGGGCTTCTGGCCGGGGATGGCAGCATCATCGCCGATCCGGTTCAGGCTTTCTCGGGCCGCCTGGATGTCCCGGAAATCAAGGATGACGCCGACACCTGCACGATTACCATCAGCTATGAGAGCCGGTTGATCGACCTGACCGTGGCGCGGACCTGGCGCTATACGCACGAAAGCCAGCAGGTCTTGTTCCCGGGCGACCTTGGCTTCGAATATGTGACCGCGATCCAGGACAGAGAAATCACCTGGGGACGTGGATGATGCTCCGTCGCGTTGACCATTGGGAACGCCTGCTTGCATCGGCGATCGATACCGCTCGGGCAAAGCCCTTTGTCTGGGGCGTTCATGACTGCCCGACCTTCGCTTTTGAGGTCCGCATGATCCTGACCGGCGGTGAGGATGTCGCGTCCCTCTGGCGCGGGCGCTACACCACAGCGCTCGGCGGCGAGCGGGTAATGCGCCGCTTGGGCTGGGCCTCGCTCGAGGAGATGGGTCGAGCTCTTTTGGGTGAGCCACGCTCGGCCGTTCTTTTGGCTGGGCGCGGCGATATCGTTTTGGCCGATACCGGCCTCGGCTTTGGCGTCTGTACCGGGGCCCAAGCGGTTGGCATGGCCCCTGAAGGCCTCGTGACCGTACCGCTGACCTCCTGCCGGCTTGCCTGGCCCATCTGAACCCGGACCCGTTTCATGCCCTTCATCGTGACAGCCGTCACCGCGATCGCGGGGGCGATCAGCGGCGTTTTGGCTGCAGGCGGGATTGGCGCAGCCCTTCTGCGGATCGGCGGCACGCTGCTTCTATCCTACGCGGCGCAGGCATTGATGCCGAAACCGCAGACAACGATGCAGCCGCGGACGGTCACGATCCGCGAGCCGGTGGTGCCGCGCGACCTCGTCTACGGCCGCACCCGCAAAGGTGGGGTGATCGTCTTCCTGCACTCCTCGGGGTCGGACAACAAGTTCCTCGATCTGGTCATCGTGCTAGCCACGCATCGGGTCAAATCGATTGGGGCCATCTATTTCGAAGGCGAAGTGGCGATAAATGCCGCCGGGACCGCGCTGGGCCGCTGGGCCGGAAAGGTTGTCGTCGAGAAGAAACTGGGCGCCGCCAATCAGACCGCATTCGCGGGCCTCAAGGCAGCGTTGCCGGACAAATGGACCGAGAACCACCGGCTGCGCGGCTGTGCCGCGATCCGGTTGCGCCTCACCTATGACCAGGACGCCTTCCCGGGCGGGATCCCGAACATCACGGTCGATCTCGAGGGTAAGGACGACATCTGGGACCCTCGAACACAAACGGCAGGTTACTCAGAAAACCCCGCCCTCTGCCTAGCAGATTACATGGCCAATCCGACTTGGGGCATTGGCGCGCGCATCGGCCAGCCCGACGGGATTGACGAGATGTCCTTGGTCGAGGCCGCGAACATCTGCGATGAGACCGTCCCGCTGGCCGGTGGCGGGTCTGAGCCGCGCTATGCCTGCAACGGCGTGATCACCCTCTCCGAGGTCCCGAAGACCATCATCGAGGGGATGCTGTCGTCCTTCGCCGGTCGCTGCGCTTTCTCGGGTGGATCCTGGCGTATCCACGCGGGCGCGTGGCGCGCGCCTGATGTGGCGCTCACCTCCGACCATGTCCGCGAGGGCGGGCTCACCCTTGCGACGCGTGTGACGATGTCGTCGAACTTCAACGGCGTGCGCGGGCAGTTCGTCAGTCCCGAAAACGACTGGCAGCCTGACGACTTCCCGGCCTATGCCTCGGATGTCTACCTCGCCGAGGATGGGGGCGAACGGAAATGGCGCGACATCTCGCTGCCGTTCACGATCTCGGCGTCTATGGCGCAGCGGCTGGCCAAGATTGAGCTCGAACGCGCGCGTCGGCAGATGACGGTGCGGCTCTCGGGCAAGCTCTCAGCCTGGGCAGCCACAGTGGGCGATGTGGTGACGCTCTCCTATGCCCGCTGGGGCTTTGCCGCCAAACCCTTCGAGGTGCATGGGGTGAGCCTCGATTTGACGGCATCGGGCGATGGCGCGCTGCTCCTCCCAGAGCTGGTCCTGCGCGAGACCTCGCCCTTGGTCTATGACTGGTCGGCATCCGAGCAGCAGATCTACGCCGCCGCCCCGCGCACGGCGCTGCCCAATGCGTATGACATCCCGGCCCCCGGCGCGCCGCAGGTCACCGAGGACCTCTATGTCACTCGAGACGGCGGCGGGCTGAAGGTTCTGGCACGCATTGCTTGGGAGGCAGCACCGTCTGGGTTTGTCGCGGCCTATCAGCTGCAGGGCAAACTTTCTGGCGGGGCCGACTGGATCGACTATGGCCGCACCGACGGAACTGCGCTTGAAATTCGCGACATCGCACCGGGGGCTTGGGCTTTCCGGGTGAAAGCGATCTCGGTTCTGGGCGTCTCCTCGCCCTGGCAGGAAACACAAGCCGAAATCCTCGGGCTCACCGCCCCTCCGGCCCAACTCGAGAATGTGACCCTGCAAACGGCAGGTGGCCTTGCGATCCTGAAGTGGACGCGTTCGGCCGATCCCGACGTCCGCGTGGGCGGCAACATCGTGATCCGGCACTCAAAGGAAGCGACGGCAACCTGGGCCGACAGCTATTCGATGGACCGGGTCTCGGGCGGCGAGGCCATCGCCGTCGTACCGCTGAAACCCGGCACGTATCTGGTGCGGGCTGAAGACAGCGGCGGGCGCGCTGGCCCCGAAACACGCGTCTCGACCAAGGGCGCGCAGGTGCTGGCCTTTTCGAACTTGGACTTCCTGCAGGCCGATCCCGGCTTCTTCGGTCCGAAATCAGGGCTGCAAGTCACCGGTTCGACCCTGACGCTTGCCACGGCGACCGCGAATGGCGTGACGCAGGTCAGCACGATGGAGGGGCAGTACGCCTTTGCCGCCGGGCTCGACCTTGGCGCAGTGACGCGTGTTCGCCTGCGTTCAGAAATCGGCGTTGCCGCCCTGGCGCTTAATGACCGGATCGATGCGCGAACGGCACTCATGGACACGTGGGCCGACTTCGACGGCTCGGCCGGTGCCGAAATCGATGTGCTCTTCGAGATCCGCGAGACCGATGATGATCCGGCCGCTTCGCCGAACTGGGGCCCTTGGGGTCGGCTCGACAACCATGAAATCGAGGCCCGCGCGGTGGAGGCGCGGGCGCATCTCACGACGAAGGACGCGTCCTACACGCCCATCGTCAGCCAATTGCGGCTCTATGCCGATGAGGTCGCGTGAACTCGCTTTCCGTTCCAAAGGCACACGCCTTCGCTGCCGCTCGGCTGCGCTTCGAACGCGAACGCCTGCACGTCATTTTTATTGAGAACGGAAAACGCTGAAATGCCCCAGACATCCAGCTTCGTGATCGCGAACGACGCGGGTGCCGCCGTTCGAGCGCGCATCAATGAGGTCATCGCGGCGCTACAGTCGACGAGTGCCGGAGCATCGGCGCCAACAACGACGACGGCGGGTATGCTATGGGTCGACACCTCGGTCTCGCCGCCAGTACTCAGGCGCAGGAACGCTACCAACACGGGCTGGGACGCGCTGCTAGATGCCGCGGGCAATCTGGCGGGTCTGGCCAACACGGCCGTGGCGCGCACGAACCTCGGGCTCGGGACCATGGCGACCAAGTCGGCGGCGGATTACGACGCGGCGATTGCGGGAAAAGCAGCACTGTCCGGAGCAACCTTCACCGGCGTCGTGACCGCCCCGAACTTCGTCTCCTCCTCCGATGCCCGTCTGAAATCTGATGTGGAGACCATCGCCAACGCGCTAGCCTTGGTCTGTGCCCTGCGAGGGGTGCGCTTCACCATGCATGGCAACCGTCAGATCGGCGTCATCGCCCAGGAGGTCGAGGCTGTGTTGCCCGAGGTGGTGCGGGACAACGAGGCCGGTCAACTCTCCGTCGCTTACGGCAATATCACCGGCCTTCTGATCGAGGCCGTCAAGGAACTGGCCGCCCGGGTGGCGGCGCTTGAGGAGGGACGCCCATGAATGATGGTGGGTTCATCGACATGATCAACTCCTTCTTCGGTGGAGCGGTAACCACACTGATAGGTGCCTTCACCGGGCGGCTCATGTGGCATTCGGGCGAGGTGAAGCTCGGCAACCGCCGCTTCTTCGGCAAGGAGCTTCTCTGGGAAATCCCCGTAGCCGTCGGCATGGCGCTGATCGGAGAGGCGGCGGCGCGTTACATCGGCCTGTCGCAGCCCGTCTCGACAGGGTTCGTCGCAACCCTCGCTTATCTTGGCCCACGTGGGGCGGAAGCACTGCTGGCCGCCTGGCTCTGCCGCAAGAAATAACCCGCCCACCACTCACAGAAATCCTGCGCGCCGTCCCGTCTCCGGGGCGGCGTTTTGCATTGCATGGGAGAGAACCATGACACCATTCGATATCGCCCGAAGCTACATCGGCACGACCGAAGGCCCGGGCCCCGCCGACAACCCCGTCATCATGGAGATGTATGCATCGGTCGGCCACGATTGGGTGGAACATGACTCTGTGGCCTGGTGTGCAGCCTTCGTCGGACACTGCCTCGAGCGGGCCGGGATCCGCTCGACCCGAAAGCTGACGGCGCGCTCCTATCTCGACTGGGGTGTGCCAGTGGAGGTGGCGGACGCCGAGCCGGGTGATATCGGCGTGATCCCCCGAGGCTCGTCCAGCTGGCAGGGCCATGTGTTCTTCATCGACCGGATTGAGGCACAATGGGTCTGGGGCCTGGGCGGCAACCAAGACGACGCCGTGAATGTGAAGCGCTATCCGGTCTCGAAACTGCTCGGCGTGCGCCGCGCCGGGAATGTCGCGCCCGCCGTGACGCTGTCGGTAGAGGCGGTCCAGCAGCGGTTGAAAGACCTCGGCTATCACGAGGTGGGTCAGATCGATGGAAAGATCGGGCCGCGCACCCGCGCTGCAATCCTGGCCTTCCGGCAGGACAACGACCTTGCCCTCGTGCCGATCATTGATGTCGTGCTGACCGATGCGCTGGAAGATGCCACGCCTCGGGACATCACACCCGATAGGGCTTCTGGTGCGCCTGCGGAAAGCCGGATCGTGACGGCCGCCAATGCGCAGATAGGTCTCGGCGTGATTGGTGCTGCAGGCTCCATCGGCAGTCAGATTGCACCGGCGCTCCTTGAGGCTGAACAGGCGCGCGATGTGGCCGGGCGCGTGTTCACCTTGATCGGGCTGGAAGAGTGGCTCTCCATCTCCCTGCCATGGATTGGTGCGGCTGTGTTCATCGGCGTGGTGGTTTATGCCCTGCGCGCCAAGGCGGCCCGGATCGACGACCATCGCTCGGGGAAAACGCCATGACCTGGGTGTTGATCGTTGTTTCCTGCATCGCGGGCGACAGCCTGCCTGACTGCGGCAGTGGGACCAGCCCAGTTCGTTTTCCTGACTTTATCGCCTGCGAAGATGCCGCTGTCCGTACGTATGAACACATGCGGGCCGGCGCCGATGCGCGCGGGCAAACCGTGCTGCTGCTCGATACGCGCTGCTTGGCCCTTTTACCGGGGGCACCCGCATGAGTGCCATCCTGACCATGCTATTCGCGGGCCTTGGTCGGCGCTTCGCCTACTGGAGCGCGCTCATTGCGGCCTTGGGCATCGCCGTCTGGATCCTGCTCCGGCGGGGCAAGCACGCTGCAGAGGCAGACCTCGCCATCCGCCGCGCCGATGCCCGTGTCCGCGCGCTGCAAACGTCCAAGGACATCCGTCATGACCTTCAAAACACTGATCGTACCGATCTTGAGCGTCGGGCTG